GATGAATCAGTAGGTCAACAATATTTAGAAACACATAATAATTGGCCTGCACAAATGTGGATTCAAACTTCATACAACACACAAAATAATCAACATAAAGATGGCGGAACACCTTTAAGAGGTAACTACGCAGGTATAGGTTATGAATGGGATGAAGATAATCAAATTTTTTGGCCTAAAAAACCTTTTGCTTCTTGGGTAAAAAATACTTCAACTGCACGTTGGGACTCACCAATTGGTGATGCTCCAGCATTAACAGAAGAAGAAACAGCAGCGAACAAAGTATATTCTTGGAATGAATCAAGCCAGTCTTGGGACTTGACAGACGGCACAGCGTAAATTAAAAAGGTATGTGGTATGCAAAAGAAAGTATTATCTGAAATAGCTTTATATTATGGTGATGTAGCAATGCCTAAAGATTGGGACATTGACCGAGATAAATTACAAAACGATATATTAAAATCAGAACTTACAGATTCAGAATTTCCGTTTTCCCGAACTTGGGATATGTTAAATACATATATGCGCGATCACGTTGGTCTTGAATATAGTATAAATTTAGTTAACAAAGAAACGTGGGGAGATGTTTATAAACCCAGCGAAACTACAATTCCTTTATTAAATATAAATCCAGTAGATCTACGTAACTCTTCAGATTTTACATTGTTATATGGTGTTAAAGTTAAAAATTGTATGGTTAGAATACATTTTGAAGATAACAGACGTAAAGGTAGATCTTGGGATATACCATTAGAAAATAATAAATTTATAATGTTTCCATCAACTAATATGTACTACTTAACTAATAATCAAAAAGACTCATTAAACTTTGTGCAAACAATAACTTATGAATATATCTAATTATTATTGGTATTTTAGTGGTGCACTAACACCTAAATTTTGTGATGATGTAATAGCTTACGCTAATCAACAAAAAGAAAGTATTGCTAGAACAGGTGGATATGACAAAAAAGATTTATCAAAAGAAGATATTAAAAATATACAAAGAAAAAGAAACTCTGATTTAGTATGGCTTAATGATACTTGGATATACAAAGAATTACATCCTTATGTACATAGAGCAAATGAAAATGCAGGTTGGAATTTTGAGTGGGACAGAAGTGAGTCTTGTCAGTTTACCAAATATAAATTAAATCAATACTACGATTGGCATTGCGATAGCTGGGATAAACCTTATGAAAAAGAAGGACCAGAAAAAGGCATGATTAGAAAGCTATCTATGACCTGCCAATTAACAGATGGTTCAGAATATAAAGGCGGTGAATTAGAATTTGATTTTAGAAACTATGACCCACATATGAGAGACGAATCAAAACACAGAGTGCAATGTAAAGAGATTTTACCAAAAGGATCTATTATTGTATTTCCTAGTTTTGTGTGGCATAGAGTTAAACCAGTTACATCAGGCACAAGGTATAGTCTTGTGGTATGGCATTTAGGGAGGCCGTTTAGGTGAAAGTAAAAAAGATAATTAAAGATAAAGTAAAAGTAGATTATTTATTTATAGAAGGATCTTTAAATATAGATTCTAAATATTTTATTAAACAAATAAACAAAGGAATAGAAAACGATAATAATAATAATTTTCATACAAATGTACAAGGTTATATGACTTCTTACAAATATTTTAATAATGATAAAATTTTTTTAAAAAATATTTATCCTTTATTTGATTATTTAGATTCTTTAGATAATATTAAACCTTATGAGCTTACAAGCTCTTGGGGTTTAAAAGAAAACTTTTCTCATTTTACACAACCTCATGATCATTTACCTTATTATTTATCTGGAATTATTTATCTAAATAACCATAATCAAAATTTAATTTTTCCTGAACTTAATAAAAAAATTACACCTAAATTAAATTCTTTTATTATTTTTTCTAGTTTTTTACTTCACAAAACAGACAGAAACATAACTAACATGAATAAATATGCTATATCGTTTAATTTAACAAAAAGGATAAAAGAAAATGTACATTAATAATTATTTTCCAACTGTAATATGGAGTGAAGAAAAACCAGAGTTTGTTAAATCGTTAAACAAAGCAAGTAACAAATATATTAGTGATGCTCGTAAAAGAGAAAAAGAATTTATAAAAAAGAATGGTGACTTTGGAACATCATATCATTCAACACCACTTACATCTGACAATGATTTTTTAGATTTTAGAAATTACATTGGTCAAAAGTCTTGGGAGTATTTAGATCATCAAGGTTATGACATGCAACAATACGCAACACTGTTTAGTGAGATGTGGGTACAAGAGTTTGCTAAAAAAGGTGGTGGTCATCATTCTGCACACATACATTGGAATCAACA